CCCCTTAATTGGGGGTAACGATGTCTCCGAACATGGCGAGTTGCTCACTTTCAGTGAGTTTCTTGACCCGTACTAGGAGTACAAATTGCTTAATCCATGACTTAAGTCTCTGTGGAAGACCGTGTCGCCATTTCGCATTTTCTACCTGTCTGATAGACTGGGGCTCTAGTAGCCCAGTCGCAATCTCAAAGATTGTTTTTAGACGGGAGTCCGGAATTGCACGCGGTTTCGTACGTAGAAGTGCCACGTATCTTGTATACAGTTCTAGATCTCGTTGTCTAACACCCTTCCGGATTTCGGTCGGCGGTTCCTCTTGGGGCACCGAGCTTGGTTGAGAGTTTTTCTCCACCTTGCTCAGTGTTTCATTGAGAGCGTCCACCTGTGAGTCCGTTAGGATGTCTTGGACTTCATGTCCATCAGCGGTCCATCCGACCGTGATATGCATATCGTAATCAAGAGCAAAATCAATTTCTTGCGCATCTATGTACCCTTTGATCACCGAATCAAAGACACCATTCATCATAAGGAGCTGGTCGATGTAACGTCCATCGACCCTCCGGTTGTCGAATCGAGTTGCAAGAGTGATGGCGTTGGTGGCCTTAATTGGCTTCACCGACTTCCACATCTTTTCCAACTTGTATACAGTGTCTCTGATTCGTTTGGCAGTACTTCCCACCGATGCATACCGTTTAGATGCAAGTTTACTCGTTGTGGGGTCTCCTGCATGGAAAGCAAGTGTCCTTGACACAAACTCTCCTTGGAGATCCCGCACCGGTTTACTCTGTACCTTATCGGTTGAATCGAACCGCTCTGGCCACTCTCTTATCGACTTGAGAGCGGCCTTCAGCCGTTTACGTAACCTATTCGGCGCACAGCTTGTAAGAAAGATATTCGAGAATCTTTTGACAAGCTCTGTGTTACCGGTAACGCTAACGGCAGCGGCTTTCCGAAAGGCGAGAGGAGCCCCCTGTTTACCAGGGAAGCCCCAACCGCCCAAGGATTGTGGGAAATAAAGAGGAACCCCCGAGTTTTCCATACTGTGAATTAACCTGGCATGAATTTGCCTGGTGAACTTCATCAGTGCGGCTTTTCTCCATGGTTCACTGCATTTGTCTGACTCGTCGGATATGCATGGACCTAGTGTGAAATGCTGCGGGACGTCTTGGTTGTTTCGTTTTCCTGAGCTATTTCGAGCAGACCTTTTGGCCTGCACGACTGCACTTAGGAGCGGCCTCTGGACCTGGTGGACTTTGAAGAAGCGGAATTTCCGTTTCGTGGATGCCGATTTAGGTAACCGAACCTTTATCCATTCCCAAAGATTGTTCGTCTCCTTTCGTAGTGACTTCAACGGAATCTTCTCCGTAATTGTACACTCCCTGAGTCTGAACAGCTTTTCGACAAACACAGCCCCTCGAGTACTTCGGTACTCTTTGGCTTTGTTCGCCACTAGCCCCACCGCCAGGAGCTCTTCGTGATACACATGTGTGTGACGACGAGTCCAAGCCGCAACCAAATCATCTCCGCATATTGCAACGGGGATCCTCTTTATCGCACTGGACTGGTTGACCTTACTCAAGGCCCGCCAGGCGCAAAATTCTTGGATCAGAGACAATATAGGCCAAGTCAACGGCAGTCCCATGAGGATGCCTCGACTTGTCTTGACAACACGACCGGCAATTTCAGTCTGTTGTGTTCCAATACATGCCATGCCTACAGAAATGTAGTCTTCCATGTCTTTAATGTCTCTGGTCGCTTCTACAATGCCCCACCACACCGCCCGCGCCAGGTCGTGGTGGATGTAGTCAGAAGCCGCTGACAGATCTGCAGAGAGGAATTCGAAATCGTCTTCCTTACTGTAGTCTGCTATCCCGTCCCTTAGTGCCTTAGGGACGCCTTTACCCCCAGTCAGGGTATAGGAGTGC